TTACTTTTATTACTCCATTCTTCTTCACAACCACACTCATCATAATCTCCACATATAACACATCTTGTATCTTCATCAACGTATATATTTAATGTAGGATCAATACAATGCTCGTAAGTTCCTTTTAACCAATCTTCGTAATTTAAATCCATAACATAATAACTTTAGTCATACATACAACAAAAGCTACTGCTAAAATGCTAGTAGCTAATGTTTTTAAAAATGTATATGTTGAGTTAGGTACTACAGAAACGGCATAATCTCTAATGTGTTGATGTTTAAAAAACTCTACAACTTCTTTAGCATTAAGTATATATTCGTTTCTTGTTTGTCTGTTAATTACTTTATAATTTGTTTTCATAATTTTTATTTTATGGTACAAATATACAAATTAACTTGGTAATTAACTAAGTAATTAAAAAAGTTATTAACAATTAAGATGTTAATATATATAAATTATTGATTATAAGTAGATTAGAAGTAGTGTACTAATCTTGCAATTTGTCCTGATTCTTTAGAGTGTATAAACCCTTCTACTGCTTTTTGTACACCACAGTAACCTTTTCTGCTATGCCAACTATCAGTTCCACTTGGAGAACGCATATATTCTACAGTAACACCTATAAAATCTTTTGCATCTCTCCACTTGTATTTTATTTTGTGATGTAAGTGATGTAAATACCAATATCTATATTTAGTATCTGACCAATCATTAGGTCTTTCATTTGCCATAAGCATAGGAAGATTATCCATTTTAGCACCATCTCCGTGTTCTAAACCTATTAAATTTGATCCATACTTATAATACTTCCTATGTGCTACTGATATGTCAAATGTAACATCTTTAGCTTTTCTAAACCAACTTTTAAGTGAATGTGCTAAATGAAACCCTGACTGGTAATCGTGGTTAGACATACAATGTACAACATCAACTGGTGCAACCTCTCTAAGTATTTCTACGCATTTAACATATAAATCTAAAGCTAGTTCAAAATGTTGCCACCATTTACCATTAACATCTTGTCTTGTACCTGCCGTAGTTTGATTATAAACGTTGTCAATGTGCAATATATCGTTTCCTATGCAAAATAACACCTTATCAATACTAAACCCTTTTGCTTTACTTAAAAGACCTGTAACGCCCTCTAACACTCTTTTACAAGCAATTTCACTATTATACTCATCTCCAGTTTCTAATGCTACTGCAAGTTTTCCTATATGAATGTCAGCAGGATTTATAACTAAAAGATGTTCTCCCTTAGTCCTTTTAATTGTTGGATATGTTGGTGCGTGATTATCTATTAAGTTTTTAATATCTTCAAGCAATTCATTTTGCTCTACACCATATTGTTCTTTTGTAACTATAGAGAACCTTAGTTCTCCTGACATACTTTGCCAATGCTTTACACTAACTATGTCTTTTTTATTAATACCTCTTTCTTTTATATGTAAGTCAAGAGCAGTATTACCATTTATGTTATCTAAGTTTTGCCCTCTGAACTCATTGATTAATTCAACTTCTTCAGAGGACAATCTTAGTCGTTTCCCTTGTGAGGACAATTTATTTTGCTTCTTTACCAAAGTCCTGTAAACCTGTAACTCCTAGTAGTGCTAATAAAGCCCAAAATATTTCGCTAACGTGAACTTCATCTACACCTAATGATCTTGCGATAAAAGGTACAACCATAGCTGCTATTGTGTACCATACTTTCTTTGATTTTAACATAGTCATTATTAAATATTCTTTCATTTTATTTATTTTTTATTAATAATTTAATATTCTCGCCACCTAAATTAAGTATTCTCCTCATCAAAAAGTCCATAGCATACCCTGACTTACTAACATAGTCTTGTTCATTGTTCATTCCTACTAGAATGCAACCTTGTGTATGTTCAGGTCTATTACCTTTGTGAAATAGGATATAACTTCTATCAGGTACTTCCTGTACTAAAAGATGTAAATAATCTCTTGTAGCACTCTCTCTTGGTGTACGCATCCTTACATTGTATTTACCTTCAGGTATACAACTTATATTGCGTTCATTATTAATGTATGGATTTTCTAAGGTATCACATACATATTCTTCGTTCAGATACAATCTACCTATTATAGAATTATCTGTAAATATTTCTCTCTCAAGAACAAGATTAACCTTGCCCTCTACTTTTTTTCTTGAAACCAACTTGACCTTTGGAAGCATTTTTAGAATGTACTCCTTTACGTTTTGTAGGAGTTTTTTTAATAATTGTATAAGATTTAATTTTTTTTGGCATTCTTCTTTTTTTGATTATACCATTTATCTATAGTATATGCAATAGAAACTACTAGCAGTATAATCTTTAATGCTAGTTCTAAATTAGAAAATGTTGTTACACTTAGGACTGTTCCGTTTACTGCTGCTACTTCTAGAGTGTCCTGTACTGTTTTTTGTATTGGCATTTGTCAAATATGTTTTTAATTTAATCTTATTTACTTCTTTTACTTTATATCTTTTCTTCATTATGTAAGATCAGGTGTTAAAAAATCTCTTAAAGTAATCTTGTTACCTTGTCCTTGTGGTCTTTCTAAATTCATTCCTGCATAGTATGCGTTGCCATCAGGAGATACATCTGCACCTGAATTTGTAGAATATTCAGGAAACTGACTTATGTTGTTTTTAATATAGTCAATCATACGTTCCATATAATACTCCCCTGTATTTAAAACTTCACTTCTTAAATGTTGTGATTCTTCTGTAGTTAAAGCTACACCATTTTCAGATGACTTAGAGTATATGTTGCCATTCTCTATCTTAAAACGTAAAAAAGGTATTGCGTGATATAATGCAAAATTAGGTAGCATATCTCCTATATAAGTGTTTAGTAATGTTTTATAGTATTCATTACCTGAATCATTAACTGTACCTGCTATTATAAGGTCTTTAAGTTTTTGATTTAGGTTTGTGCCTAACTTAGTTTCTACATAAAGTTTCTGTGCTTGTTTTACAAAAGGTAATAAAAAATTTACATCTACATTCATATTGATAGCCGTAGAATCTTTTAGTTTATCTTCTGATATAAATAAAACGTATGCCATATTATCTCTTTTTTACAAATCCGTTATTTTTCATTCTCTTAGGTGCTATTGCTACTCTCTTGTCATTCTTTTTAGCAGTAAACCCTTCACTTCTTGCTTTAGTATATCCTACTAAATCTGCATCCTTAATCTTTGTACTTACAGATATACCTAGTTCTGTTCTGTATATTTGTCTTAGCCAAAAGTGATGACAATTACCACCACCCTTATATAAGAATATATCGTAAGTATCTGCACCACCTTTACCCCAACCTGCATTTACTCTTTTAGTAGACATTCTTTCTATATCTTCTTTTCTATATAGTTTTTTAGCAGCCATCATCTTTTCACAAAAATCTCTTTTTTTTCCTGACTTTCTAGTTAAGAAGTTATCTTGTGCATATACATAACGTACTCTATAGTAGTCGTATGTCTTTTTTGATATACCATCTTGCTCAGATTTACTGTCAGGTCTTGCAACTCCTGTAGTAGCTAATTCTACTTTCTCACTAGCTATCTGATTTAGTTCTGCTTCAAAGTCAAAATCTGCGTGTTCTCCATCTACTACTTCTTCATCTATTAGTTCCCAACTTTCAGGTATATCTTCTACAGTTTCTAAGAAAGCATCTAACTCAGTTTTTTCATAACAACTTTTGTCGCATTTGTCTATGTTCTTTCCACAATCACAATCTTTTAAATCTATTAATTGATCGTGGTTTTCACAAGGCATATAATACTCGTTACCATCTTGCGTATGTATATGATGTCCACTACAACCTAACCTTTCTGCTTCTGCTTCAGCTTCTTCTATACTATCAAATAAAGGTAACTCTTTACCATCAGTAACCATAGTACCTACTTTCTTTAAGCTATATCTATCTTCATCTTCTGCCGTTAGTTCTTCATCAGTTAAAGGTTTTAATCCAAATTCTTCTCTAATCTCATCTTGAGTTAAAACACTTTTTAAATCTTCTACAGTAAACTTAGTAGTAATAGGTTTAGCTTGTACAAACGAGAAAGGTATATTAATACCATTAACTTCAAATATTTTAGATAGTGTTTTTATTATGTGTTTTTGAAAAGGTATAACTACAGTATTTAAATATATTTCAAAAGCTGCATTCATTTCATCAACATTAGAACCTAGCCCTGTGTCGTTTTTAATACCCATAAGCATAGGAGAAGTAACTCTATGACCTGTAAGTATGTTTTGTACTAAAAGTTCTTGTAACGCAAGATATTGCTTGTCTGCGTTGCTTACAGTAATTGGTGTTATTTCAGGAGTTCTAGTTTTATCATCTGAGAACGTAAGTACAAACTTTCCTGAATTACTAGCACCTGTAAACTTTGCTGCTAAACTTTGCTCAATTTGAAATCTCTCCTCTTGTGTAGGTACTCCATTAGCAAAAGAAATCATGTAACTGCCTGAAAATCCGTTACTTATGTTATTCAAATGAAACTCAGCAACTCTCTGATCTACTAATGCCCAGTTGTTTGCAGCTAAGTAATCAGGAGTATGATAGATGTCCATATTAGGACTATATAAACCTGTATATAATAACTGACTAGGATTAGTTCTGTCCTTAGTATTAAAAGCAGCTATTTTAATAGGTTTGTTAGTTCTTGTGTTACTCCAATCTGCACTTATATAATAGCAATCTACTTTACCCATAGCATTAGGTTTTGCTGCTCTTATTCTTTCTACAGGTATGTGGTGTATCTCAGCTATTTCTGTCTTTGCTCTATTCCAAATAATATGTAAAGCAAACGCACCTTGTAGCTTAAAGTCAAATGAAATTTTTTTAATTACTTCGTGTAGTGTTTCTTTACCATTAGCTTCAGCAAAGAATTTTTTAAGTTTAACAAATTGTTCTAGGTTTTCGTTCTCATCTACTACAATGTCCTCCCCTGCAATCATTTCAGCAGTAGTATTTATAATAGCTGCGTGTGTACTAGAATTATAATATAGATCAATTAAGAACTGAGGGTAAAGGTTTTTCCAATGCTCAGTACCATACTCTATATATTCTCTCCCTCGTACTTCTTGTACGACTGGACTTGTTTCACTTGATAAATCTACACTTAGTATATTTTCCATTTTATTCTATTATTAAATCTTCTAGTTCTTCAGGTTCAATGTCAGTACCCTCAGCATTTTTCTCATATCCTGCAAACGAATGTACGCAATCTGTTGGAAATATCTCATTAGTTCCAAAGTCATATTCTTCTGTAGTCATTAAGTCATAATATACTCCAGGAAAATAAACAGGAGGTGTTATCTCGTGTCCTTTATCATCATACTTTGCAGGTATCTCTACTATCTGTCCTATATATACTATAGCTTGTGTACCATTTATGTAAACATCTTGAGTTACACCTTCTTCAGTTACTACTTCATAAGTACCTTTAGATAGTAAGTCAGCATCTCCTGTTGCTTTGTCTGTGTATTGTAGTTTGTATATGTTCATATTATGAAGTTAAAGAAGTTAATTGAGCATCGGTTAGTGCTGTCTTATATACTTGTAGTTGTCTTACTTTGCCAAATAAATATTCAGTATTATCTCCTCTCACAAACCCTAATTTATTTAAAGTTCCTGCTGCAAAAGTATTTCCACTTGTGTCTGTTATGACTTCACTTCCATTTATCCATAAAGCAAAATCGTTTTGCTTGTATTTAAAAGCAAATTTATTAAAAGCGGTAATATCTGAAATAGTTATATTTGAATTAACCTGTGTATTTCCATTACCAACAAAAACTCTTACATTATTATTTAATGTATTAAATTGCAATCTAATTGTGTTTATATTTGTACCATCTGACAATGATACTGTATTTTCATCATCATTTAAACTTACAAGTGCAGCCATCTCTACAAACAAAACCCCCTCCTCACTATTAATTAAACTAGCAATACCATCTCTTGTAAAGACATCTTTGTTTCTTGTAACTGTACTTCCTGATGTTGGTATGTATGATGTTGGGTAAGAACCTTCTTCTAGTTGTGCACCATAAATATAAACACCACTTGATCCATCTCCTGTATAGCTAACATCATTGTCAGCTTCAGCAAGTGAGAGTCTTGGTGCATATGCTGTAGCTACTGAAGTTGTAGTAAAACTTAATTTATACCAACCATTTTCTAAAGCAGTTTTATTATAACTAATTACAGTTCCTGTAATTGCACCAAATACACCTGTTTGTGTATTAAAATGTATTCTGTTAGAGGATTGTGCATCTGTAAATCTTACCCATGCCCTACCTGCATATTTTACAAATATAGAGGTTGTATAAATAGTAGCGTTAGATACTGAAATTATTGATTGAATAAAATGCTCTGCTGTACTCGTATCTTCTTTTAACTTGTAAGCGTTTTCTGTTCCATTAGGAGAAACAAAACCACTTTGTACAGTAGTATTTGTTTTATTCCATACGCTTTGAGTAAAATCTTCACTATAAGTAACAATATTAGTCCTCTGTGGTTCTGCTAATATATGTGGACAACCTCCTCCTGTGTAATCTATACGAGGTACGTTGTTTCTTGTTACTTCTTTGACTGTTACATCATCTATAAAAAAGTATTGTCCTGTACCTGCGTTTTGCCAAGTAACATTACCAAAAGATATATCTACCGAATTAGAATCTGCTGTAAAATAATATGTGTGTTCTACAAAACTGCTTGTTAAAGCAATACCTGATTTTATAGTTTGACCACTACTATCATAACCATTTCTGACATATATACTTGCACTTGGTGCATCTCCATTTTTAATTTTAAATGTAACTTTATATTGACTACCACTAGTATAAGAAATTGTTTGTCTTAAGAAACTACTTCTCCAATCACTATTAGCAGTCTTAAGTATTTTAACTGCACCATCTACTACACTTAAAGAAGCACTTGCCGCAGTACCACCATAATCTGATACTTGCCAATTTGTAGTGCCATTACTAAAATCTCCATTTGTAACTTCCTCACTACCTAAAACCTCAGCATAATTTACTAAACCATTCTCATCTACTCTTGTAGCAGCAGTTGCTCTAGTAACATCCATATCTGATGCAGTAAATTCTTTTACTGACACGTTGTCTATTGAACCACTAAAACTATAACTTGCTCTTATATATAAATTGTTACCTGTTGGAGTTATATAATCTGTAAAAGTTCCATTACCTGTGTTAGCATTAAAATCTGAACCATTAGGTGATGCACCTATGTTACCACCACCATAACTACTAACTGTATAACTAACTTTTAACAACTTTCCACCTATACCACTAATTACTTGTGATATATTAGAAGTTACTCCTGATGTTCTAGTAGCTAGTCCACTTCCTATAGTCCAATTACTTCCTTTATTCCAAACAGAATCAGTAGCAAAATCTCCATTAACCACTAACTCAGAACCCTCAGTAGGTACAGGTAAAACACCATACAAAGTTCCTGCCTTATATCCATTTGGAGTTACTACAATACTTACATCATCTAATAAACTCATGCTATATTATTTAAAGTTTTTAATTGGTCTACTAAACAAGCCTTAGCTTCAAATATTCCACCATCAGCTATAACCCTTGCTTCAAAGTCATTAACTTGTATTTGTATAGGTGTAAGACCTCCCTTGTTACTTGAAGGTAAAGATAATCCTAATGCTAATTTCATTTCTTAGTTTTTGTATGCAATAGCTAAACCACTTGTAAGTGTAATCGCAGTTATTTTACCAAACAAAGTCATACCCGCAGGTACAGTTGTATGTAAAGCACTAGAACCTGTTGAATCAGTCATAGTAATAGTACTTATAACACTTTCTTTTACAAAGTAAATAGCATAGTAATCTTTACTTGTTTGTGCAGCAGTTGTAAATATTTCTACTCCTCCTAATTGACCTAATTGTTCATTTAATAATGCTTGTGTATTTTTTATTCCCATTTTTTTTATTTATTTAACTAACATATATGTAATTTGTACCACTTGGTTCAGGATGTTCTGTATATTGTACTTCTTCTGATCCTGCCGTTTCTGATACTAATAATTTTCCTTTTTCTACTAACCCTTGTACTACACCTTTACTTGCAGCAGCTGGTGTTAGTACATCATTCTCATTAATTGGTGCTTCTCCTGCACCTAGTGTTACAGAACCCTGCCAACTAACCTCGTATATCTCATAAGTCCAATAGCCATTTGGTGTAAAATTTACTGTGCCTGTGTAAACATTATTAGTTCCGTGATTCATAGCTACTAACGTATATCTATCATTTACTGTCTGACTTTGTCCATATCCATATACAACACTCTTAGACATATTATTTGTAAACTTAAACAAATATCTTATTTTAGAACTTGGTACACTTGTGTCTATTCTCTTTTCTTCTGTTGTTACATAAAACCTACCTTGTTGTCCGTATTGTATATGTATCATACTATATAATAGAAAAAAGTCATTTTTGTTTGATAAAAAAAAAGACTACCGAAGTAGTCCTTTTAAAAAATATGAAAACAATAGTTTAAGAAGCAACTATAGCATTATAAGTAAACGCTGAATTGTCTAATGGATTAGTAGTATAATCTGCAACAGTTACCATTGGGTTTCTTTCCATACCATCAAAAGTCCATGTATAACCATTCATATCACCAAAAGCTGCACCTGTTGTGTTAGTACCTGAGTTTAGTTCCATTCCATTTTCTAATCCTAAAGCTAATAATACATTATGCGAGTTAGTTGTTAAAATCTCATTTAATTCCAAAAACACTACTAATCTTTGAGAAGCTAGTAATTTAATTTGGTTTTGATCTTCTTTAGTTAACTTGTGTAGCATTATTTGAACTGAAGGTGTATAAAATACTGTACCATTCTCACTAGAACCTGTGATAGTTTCTGTACAAGAAGCAGTACCTCTTTTCAGATTGTATTTATAAATATCATCTGAACCTCCTAAGTCAAAATCAGTTAGTTCGCCTGATGCAGTTACATAAGAAGAAACTTCATCAAATTGTGCAAAGTAAATTGCTTTAACACCACCAACTGTATCTCTACAAGTTATTTGTCTTCCTTTTGTTAAGTTACAAGACATATTATTAAGTTTTAAAAGTTAAAGAAAAGGAGATTGCTCTCCCTTTCTTTTTAATTAGTTATTATGATTGGTTTACTACGTCAGCACCAACTCCAACTTGTACACCACCTGAGAATTTAGCAACTACTCTAAGGTTATCTGAACCATCTAGGTCAGTCATATCTAACATTTTGATATTTGTGTTATCAGATAATAAATCTGTACCAAAGAATAAGTTAGAAGTTTCAGCAGCACACATTACGTTATCTGCCATACCTGGACATGGTTGGATAGTGATGCCTTCAAATACAGGAACGTAGTCGCCTTGCATATTGTAAGCATTAACATATCCTAATGTAGAAATAGCTGAAATGTAGAATCTGTAAGTTTTCATGTTCATATAGATTCTTAAATCATCTCTACCATATACGTTAGCAGGGATATCTGCAACTAAAGTTTGTAGGTTAGCTATAATGTTAGCAGCCGTGTAAGCAGCAGAAGCACTTGAAGATACAACTGTACCATCTACTGCAAAAGCACCTGTAGAACCTGTTTGGAAACCTTCAAATTGTCCTGCCGTTGCAGCAGCACCTTGCCAAATAGAACCTTCTACTGCATCTGCAATAACTTCTCCAAAGTAAGATAATACATACTGATCAAAAGTAGGTGCAGTTCTGTTAAAAGAACCTGCTTTCATTTCTTCTGCTTCCCATCCTGATAGTAAAGTTTTCTTACATAGGTCTATGTTGATTTGTAGATTTTTAGGTGTTAATACCTTTTCTGTTAAAGCTAAAGTACCTGCATCAGTAAAATCACAAGTTGCATCTTTTACTAAAGTGCTACCTGCCATTTTTCTAATGTTCTCTTTATACTTAATGTTTTCTAAGACAGTTAAACCTTCTAAAGATTTAGCTTCTTTTAAAGCAGCCGAAATATATTGTCCGAATGCTTTTCCTGCATAATTTGATGTTACTGTAAACGCCATTTTTTTATTTATTTAGTTATGTTATATAATATTCTTTCTCTTTTAGACATTTTAGCAATATCACTCTTTGAGAGTTCTTTACCTAATGCACTAAACTTATTAATATCTACAGGGTTTGCAGCAGGTTCATTTGATAACTCTACTACTTGTGCAGATAGTTTTTCTTTTTCTGAAGATAATTCTTCATTGTCTGATTTAAGAGATGCTAACTCAGATTTTAATGTTTCAATCTCAGTATTTACATTACTCATTAGATCAGTTACTACGGACTTAACTTCATCCATAAAAGCAACCGAATCAAATTCTACTGCTTCTGTTTCTTCAACTTCTTCAGTAATTTCTTCGTTCATTTCTTCCTTTTCAGTTTCTTCTGTAGCTTCTTCTTCTACTACTTCTTCTTCTTCTTCGTAAAGTTCAGCAACTACACCTTCAACTTCAACAGAAAAACCTTGACCATCTTCGGTCTTGTATTCTCCAACAGGAAGTAACATAGTTGTTCCATCTTCTGTAAGAACTGACACATCCACTCCTGCTTCTAATGATGCAGCAGTAGAAACTATAATCGTACCATCTTCAAGTTTCGCCTGATACTCGAGAGAAACACTTTCTTCTTGTTTGTCAAGACCAAGTGCTACTAATATTTGTTGTTTTAAATCCATTTGTCTTTTTTTTATATAATAGAATTAATTATTGTTTGTTTGATTTTTATCTTATTGAAGGTAATTTTAACATATTTATTTCTCTTGACAATTTTTTATCAATATTTTCAAGTACGGATATGCCCTTTATATCGTTAATATTTACACCTAATTCTTTAGCTGCTCTTTCTGCATCCTTAGCTATACTATAATTAATATTCATTCTTCCTTCAATATCTTCGCTTAAAACTCTTGTTTGTTCCCATAAATCATTATAAGATTTTGCTATTTTTTCTATTTTTTTTACTAGATTTTTTGATTTTTTAATTATAGTTTCACTTTTTTTTACAGCTTTATCTATTTCTTTTGCTAAAGACAACTCAATCTTTTCAGCTTTTAGTTCTGTCTTTTCTTTTATTAGTTCGCTTAATGCTTGTAGTATATCTTCTCTCATATTATTTTATTTATTTAAGTGCTTTAATAATACTTTTCATTTGACTAATATCAAAAGGTAAGTTTGGTCTATCTTTTAAAACATCGCCTACATTAACCCCTAAATCTTTTGCTTGTTTTAAAATTTTATTATAAGGTTTTTCTAATTTTTCAAAATCACTTATATTTTTATTAACTTTATCTTTTAGTTTATTTTGTTCGCTTATTATAGATGCAAATTCTTGTGCTAATACAGAAGATTGTTTGACTGCCTTAGAATAAGCACTATTAAAATCACTTACTAAACTTAAATCCACTTTCTGTGCACTTAACAATTCTTTTATTGCTTCTCTTATTTCTTCGTTTGAAAATTGTTGTTTACCCATTTTTTCCATTTTATTAATAAAGTAGCCCTCTATACTTAGACCTTTTAGTTCTCCATCTTTTATCTTATTCCACATCTCATCATTCTCTATCTTCATCTTAACAAACCAAGTACCATCAGGTAAGTCAAAGCCATATAGCTTAGATTTATCTTGTTCGCCCTCTTTTATCCAACTCTCTATAGTTAATACACCTGAAACCCTATCTTCGTGTTGATATGTAGCTTTGTGGTGGTTGTTATGCTTTAGATATAATTCACTAGCTTGTCTTACTGTTTCTTTTGAGAAATATACATAGTAATTACTGTCAGTATTAGGATCATATCTAAATATTTGTTTGTTTGGTATTAATGCAGGACTTACTAGCATTCTTTTCTCCTCATCTATCTTAGCTAGTGTTAAATTGTTCTTGTCCTTACCAAAAAATACAAAATCTTGCTCTATTGCAGGACTTGTAACTAAACTGATAGCATCTATTGTTAATTCTTGGCTTTCATCAGAAATTACAAGTTCTATAATTTTAGTTGCTTTTCTTTTCATAGTATATAATAGATTATTTAATAATTTATTTGATTTTTAAATAGTAGCCCTTCTACGGATATTTGCTAACTTGTTTTGGTTGTTAGTCATATCATCTGTTACAACGTATGCTTGTACAGGTTGTGGTTCAGGTGTACCACCTAACGTAAACGAACCACTTAACATCTCAGGTGCAGGAGTTCCTGTGTCTGATGGTATTGCACCACCTCCTCCACCACCACTTCCTACATCTACAGATAGTATTTTTTTAATATTAGACAATCCTGCTGCAATAATAGCTGCACCACTTACAAAACCTGCTACACCCCCTTGTGCAAATGCCTTTGTTGCACCTGCATAAGTATCTATAGTTGCCTGTGCTACTGCTAATGCCTTATTCTCTCCTGCTAAACTACTTAATGCACCTGCAAGGTCGCTATATGCTTGTAGTTGTGCTTCTGCGTTCTCTAAAGCAAACTGTGTCTGTTCTTTTTGTAGTGATACTTGATTTACTAACTGTTCAGATTGAAAACCTGTAATTTGTGCTTCTACTGCTTTCTTTTCATTTAATGCTTCTTGTAAAGCTATTTGATTTTCTAAACTATTGTTTTTATCTACATCTGCTTGTGCTGCTGCAATTTGTATATCTACTAATTTAAGCATTTCTTCTTCTTGCTCTTTTAAAACTCTACCTAACTCCTCATTTGCTGCTATTCGTTCTTCAAATGTTAATGTTTCATCATCTCTTACTTGTCTTAGCTTTTCTGCTTGTCTGTCGTATTCTTCTATAAGTCCTTGTACTTGTACTTGTGCAAGTTCACTTTCTTTTCTTAATGATATTATTGACTTTGCACTATCTAATGTAGATTTAGTATATTCTTTTATTTTATCAGTAACTTTAGTAATAGCTTTCTCCATTTCTACAGTTTCTACTACGTTACCTGTTACTACTTCTGTAAGATCAGTAACGGCAGCTTTAGCAGTTTCACTTGCACCTGCAAAATCTCCTTT